GGCCTGAGCCTCAACGCCAACGCGCGCGATAAAAAGCCAGAAGAACCCGCCCCTGTCGAGCCTGTCGCTCCTGAAGTTGACGACGATGGCATGGCTCCGTGGGAGAAGTACCGCAACGATCTGCGCTATGACGCCAACGGCGACGGCGTGGTCGATGAGAGCGACTTCCCTGACTGGCGCAATCCGGGGGCGTAAGTGACTGGCAATCTTTCCACCGTTGAACTGATCGGCCAACTTTGGCCGGTCGTTCTGGCGTTCATCTCCCTGACGATCATCCTTGCCAAGATGGACGTGCGCCTCGGCGTTGCGGAGGAAAAGATCAAGACGCTCTTCGAACTCTGGAACAAGAAGAAAGACGAATGAGCCTCGTAGCCTTTCAGAAAAAGATCGGAGTCACCGCTGACGGCGCTTTCGGTCCCGGTACGCTGAAGGCCGCTGCCGCCTACTACAAGCTGTCGCCCGCCCGCGCCGCGCACTTCTTCGCCCAGACGGCGCATGAGAGCGGCAACTTCACGGCGTTCAGTGAGAACCTGAACTACGGCGCCAAGGGCTTGCGCGGCATCTTCGGGAAGTATTTCCCGACCGACGCTATGGCCAAGATGTATGAGCGCCAGCCGCAGAAGATTGCCAACCGCGTCTACGCCAGCCGCATGGGTAACGATGATGAGTGGTCAGGGGATGGCTGGAAGTACCGTGGGCGCGGCGCGCTCCAGTTGACGGGCAAGCTGAACTACCAAGCGTTTTCCACCTACATCAAACGCCCGGACGTGATGGCGAACCCCGATCTGGTGGCCAGCGAACTCTGCTTTGAGTCGGCGCTGTGGTTCTTTGACAAGAACAAGCTCTGGGGCATCTGCGACCAGGGCGTCAACGATGCTGCCATCCTTGCGCTGACAAAGCGCGTCAACGGCGGCACGCATGGTCTTGATGACCGCATGGCAAAGTCGAAAAAGTTTGCCGGGTGGCTGGCGTGATCCCTAGCCCGTTTATGCTTTACGCGGCGGCGGGCGCTCTTATCGTCGGCGCTGCCGCGGGGTACAAAGTCCGCGATTGGCAGTGCGACGCAGCGTATGCAAAGGCGCTGGAGAAAGCCGAAAGCCTGCGCGTCAAAAAGCAAGAGGTGGTAGATGATATTTCGCAAACATATGAGGCGCAACGCGATCAAGCCAATGGGGTGGCGACCGAGAGAACCTATACCATTCGCGAAATATACAAGACGACTCCTGCCGTTTCTCCTGATTGTTCCGCTCCTGATGCTGTGCGTAAGCTGCTCGAAAGCGGTATCCGTGACGCCAATGCCGCGTCCTCCGGCGAACCTCGCGTCGAAGTGTCCAGCACTTCAGACCCCGCCGCTGGTGCTGCTCGACCCTGAGCGGGCGCTTTGGGAAGCGGACATGATCGCGAAGTACACGGATTGCAGTGTCAAGCACCGCTTGACGGTCAAGGCATGGGAAGACGCGGTAGCCGTAAAATGACGCCGGGTGCGCTGTCTATTTGCCGGTTATGATTAGGTAGCTAGGCACCACGATTAGCGCGACCACCACCCAGAAAAGCAGCGGGTCAGGCATCACAGCGCCTCCCGCCAGCGCAGCAAATACCAGATCGCCTTATTGATCTCCTGCGCCGTGGCGTCCTTGTGGCCGGCGCGGCTGATGTACTTCAGCGCGTTCCCGCGGCAGTAGCCGGCAAACTCCTCTGGCGATAGCTTGGCCTGGAGGTATTCAATCGTCTCGATGCCGCCGACCTTGTAGTGGTCGGGATTGACTGCGTCCGTCATACGCCCAGCCTCGCCATCAGTTCGGCGCGCTCCCGCGCGCTACGCAGCATGGCGTACCGCTGGTGCAGGCGCCGCACGATCCCGACGCGGCGGCGCGACGCCATCTCGTCGTCCAGCAGGCGCTTGACCTCGTCCTCCGTCATGGACGTGAGCGTGGCGGCCAGCGACCGCCAATCAACCTTGTTCATTCTTCAATTCCTCCATCGCAATATCTGACACGGCACGCTTTTCGTGAAGGGCCGCCCAGATGCGTTCGTCAATTGTTTTTTCGGTAATCATCACATAGACCCACACCGCATGGGGCTGACCGCCGCGGTGCAACCGTCCGACCGTCTGCTCGTACAGTTCCAGCGACCACGGCAACGATACGAACACCATGTGGCAGCCGCCGTGCTGGAGGTTCAGGCCGTGGCCGGCAGACTTGGGATGCACCAGCAGCAGTTCGACCTTGCCGGCGTTCCACCGTTCGATCACGTCCTTGTCTTCGATGGTCTGGGCTTGCGGGAAGCGCCGGCGCAGTTCGGCCAGTTCCTCTTGGTAGTTGTACACCACGATGGTGTTGGCCCGCTGGTTTTCCGCCAGCAGTTCCTCCAGCCGGTCAAACTTGTGGCCGCTGAACCAATGCACCGGCAGCGGCCCCTCGCGGTTGTAGACGAACCCTGACGCCATCTGTTGCAGCTTGGTCGTCACCGAGGCGGCGTTCTGGGCGATGACGCGGTCTTCGCCAAACTTGACCACGTAGTCGCGTTTCATCTTTTCGTATGGCCCGCGATCCGCAAGCTGAACCCGCGTTTCGACGACATGACACGGCGGCAGCTTGTCCTTGTAGTCGCCTGGGTCAAGCACGAACGTTGCCGGCTTGATCCGCTCCATCACCTGTTCCAGCGCGCCGGGCGCCGGCGTCCACTGGCCGAAGTCGCGGTTGACGCAGTGAAAGTACTGCTGGAGGAACGCGCCCTTGGCGCGGCCCAGCAAGCCTTGGTCGATGATCTTGCACTGACCGAACACATCCTCAAGGCCGTTCGACGTGAACGACCCGGTCAGACCCCACCGTATTGCCATCGTAGACATAAGTTTCTCCAGTGCTTTGAACCGCTTTCCGCTGGGGTTCTTCAGCCGCGTCAATTCGTCAAAGACAACGCCGTCAAAACCTGACAAATCTTCTAGCTTATCCAGATTGTCGTAGTTAATGACGACGACACTGGCATCGCTCCGCATGGCTGCGGCTCGTTGGGCGGGGGTGCCTACGGCAAGCGCGGGAGTGATGCCAGACCACTTCGGCGCCTCGACCGGCCACACGTCCGTGCAGACGCGCTTGGGCGCCACCACCAGCCACCGCTTGACCAAGCCGTCGTTCAGCATCGCCTGCATGGCCGTCAGCGTGATCGCGGTCTTGCCCGCGCCCACCGGTGCCAAGATCATCGCCCGGTCGCGCTCGTACAGGAAGTCGGCGGCGTCGTCTTGGTAGGGGCGCAGTCTCATGGCGCGCAGTCCATCACAGCCGCTACGAACTGCGTCGCCGTTTCAGCGTCGAGGGCGTTTCCGTAGGCGCGCAGTCGTCCCACGCGGCTGGCAGCCGCATCAGCCAGCGGGAATGTGCCGGGTTCAACCGGCCTCCACTTGCCATCCCGGCAGTAGAGCCAGTCAGCAGCGTTCCGTCCCAGCATAGGCGCATGGGGCCGGTCGTGGCCATTTCCGCCAGCCCCCGCACAATCCCGCCCATCAGCGGTTCGCCCTTCCTGTCGCCGCTCCTGCTGGATTGGCCTCCCGTCATGGTGTTCGGCGTCGGCCAGCCCACCAAATTTGGATCGCCCCTCACCGGATCGAAATAGTCTATCACCTCGGTCGTCATTGACTTCTGTGTCCCCGCTTTGCCGTTTCGACGATTCTGATACCCCAGTCTGGGTTCGTGCGCTGTCGGCGTTCCCCAGCCCACTAGGCCATCCTGACAGATGAGCTTGGCGTGGCAATTGATCGACTCGATTGCGACCGCCCCCCCCCGTCAGTGACATGCCCGGCGTGTCCTTCCAATCCCGACTGGCGGCTGTGACCCACCCAGTAAAGTCGCTGGCGGATGTGCGCGCCGCCGAAGCCCGCAGCGCACAAATCTGCCGCCCCAAAGGCGTAGCCCGCGCTTTCCATGTCAGTTGATACAAGATCGAGCCAGTCGAGCGCGCTTGCAACTTGTTCGCCAAGGACGATTGCAGGGCGGCACTGGCTGATGAGGTTGAACCAGGTGGGCCAGAGATGGCGTTCGTCAGCGAAGCCTTCTTGCTTGCCTGCGGCGCTGAACGGCTGGCAAGGGCAGCTTCCCGTCCAGACGGGGCGGTCGTCGGCCCATCCGGCTTGGCGCAGGGCGTAGCCCCAGACGCCGATCCCTGCGAAGAAGTGGCACTGGTTGAAACCAAGAAGGTCATCAGGTTGAATTTCTGTGATACTGCGCTCATCGACTTCACCTTTCGCCAAGTGTCCTGCCGCGATCAGGTTCCTGAGCCATTGCGCGGCGTATGGGTCTATCTCATTGTAGTATACTGTCATTTTATCCTCTCCGCCCACGAATCCACACCTTCCTTCGACCACAGCACGGCGTAGTGCTGGCGCGCTGTCGCCATCTGTTCGGCGAATATCTCTTGCAGCGGCGACAGCCGGCCGCCGGGCTTCTTCATTTCCACGAACCACGTCTGGCCGTTCGGCAGGCAGGCGATGCGATCAGCCACGCCCCGCTGCGTCACGCTGCGGAACTTGTAGCTGTAGCCGCCTAGCGCCTTCACGCGCTTGACGAAGTAGGCTTCAATTTCTTTCTCGGTCATGGCGTCACCCTATGGGGTCAAACATTCTGTTGCAAGGGCCAAACAAAAAGAAACCCCCGGCGCAGTGAGGCACGCCGGGGGTTTCCATCATCAACCGCGCTGGTTTGGGGTGCGCTGTTGATGAATCCCTACCACCTTAGCCTTGGTGGTATCAATGTTTTCCACCATCCGGCGAAGATCGGATTTGGTGTGAACTCTGGCAATCTCCGGTGCTGCGAAGATATGCCGCTTGGTGTGGAAGTCAGCCGACCCCAACCGCCCACAGTCCACCCAGCCAGCTTCCTTGAAGGCGTGCAGCAATGCCGCCTGCGGCACTTTGACGCCCGCCGGAACCTTACCTTCTGTGACCAGCAGATCGCACAGCTTGTGGAACGGGCCGCCGACAACGCCCGACGCAAACGGCCCCACGCGCAGGCGCATCATATCGACCAAGTAGCTCTCGGCTACACTCATGCCCTGCTCGACCATGTTCAGCTTCCACTCAGTCACCGGCGGCGCGGCGGCAGCGCCGAACGCCGACACATCGCGCAGATGCAGCCAAGCCGCGATCTTCTCGTAGCCGCCGGCCTTGTACCAATCCCACAGCACGTCTGCGTCTGGCTTAGTCATCCGCGGCGCGCGCGACCACACGCAGAACCAGCGGCGATCCTGCGTCGGCAGCGTGATCGGCAGCGGGTCGTTCGTAAACGCGATCACCTGAACCCGGTTCAGCATCTCGTAGGGGTGCAGTCCTTTGCGGTTGATGATCAACGTTTCCGGTGGTGCGGCAATGATTGGCTTGAGTTTGTTTGCCAGCGCCCGGCGCTCCCTTGCCTCCGGTTCGCGCAGTTCGTTCAGGATCAGGACTTCAGCCTCAAGGTTGTACCCCCACTGGCTGTTGATCTCGCCCGTCTCGATGATCGAACGGTTGTGCTGGTGCTTGCCGCCGATAGCCCACAGGAACGGCGCCCACATGGTGTCCTTGCCGCTGCCTTCGTCGCCGCCGTGCAGCACCGCGTGGTTGATCTTCACGTTCGGGTGCTGAACCTTGTACGCCATCACGTCAAAGATATGCTCAAGTTCGGACGGCTCCTCGATCAGACTGCGGCAGTGATCCAGCCACGGCGTGACCTGTGCGTCACTGACTGACACCGTGGTGCTCATATCGGGGCGGGCGTTGACCCAGCGGTTGCCGTAGACCAGCCCGTCACGCGCCACCAGCACGTCCTCGCCGGCGGCATAGGTGATGCCGGTCAGCGCCTTCGCGCCAAACTCCTGCCGGCGTTCGTCGAAGTAGACCGACGCGGCGACCTGGCGCTTGCTGTTGTGGATCGACCGGCAGTCGATGTGGCGGAACAGCGCGTTGAACACCTGACGCGGCACTTCTTGGCGCGTCACCATGTCGAAGTAGCTGTCGTCGGACTGGACGTAGGCGAAGCGGTCGAACCACTCAGTCTTGGTCAGCCGCCCGGCTTCCTTGCGCTCGACCTCCTTGACGGTGATGGCCGCCTGATCCGGGAACGCTTCGGTCGGCATGATCTTCTCAGCCATCAGCTTCATGCGTTCGGCGATCAGTTCGTCCCGCAGCCCCGGCGTCACGGTCGGCCCCCCGTTCTCCGACACCCACTTCAGAAACGTCGCGCTGGTCAGGTGCTGGCAGTGGCCGTGGTAGCAGCAGTAGGAGCGATCCAGCGGCTTGTAGCGGCCCTCGATGCCGCCGTCCGAGTGTTCGGCATGGTTCGGGCAGACGACGCCGCACCAGCCCTCGTTGTTGACCCGCGACAGCACCATGCTGTTGTCCGACAGCCACGCCAGCACGTTGTCTTGGCCGGTGTCGCGAATCTTGATGCTCTTGATCTCGGCGGTGTCCGCTTCCGGCGGCACGACGCCCAGCGCCTGACACACGTCATCCAGCGTGTACTCGCGGTCAGGGTGGAACTCGACCAGCCGCGCCTCGAAGTTATTCCGGCCCCGCTTCAGGTTGACGCTGCCGGGGATGCGGCAGTTGCGGACGGCGTTGGTCGCGCCTGGGTCAGTGTAGCCCGCGTCGGCGATGGCGGTGATGGCCGCGGTGAAGTCAGCCTTGGACGGCTGTTCGCTGAAGGCGTAGCCCCACTGGAACGACCCTTCAGACGTTTCCATGATCCATGTCGGGGCCAGCGGCGGCTCCTTCGACTTGGTGCCAATGTCGTCCAGCATCATGAACAGGACGTACTCGACGTTCTCGGACTTGGCCGATGGCTTGCCGTCCGTGAAACGGTCAACGACAAACGATCCGGTATTGACGTACCACGCCTCGCCCGGCTTGATGTTGGCCTTGGCCGGCAGGAACGACGGGAAGGTTGCCTTCGGCGCCCCATCGCCGTGGTAGACCATCTCGCCGCCGACCAGCGTCGGCTTCTGCTTCAGCAGCAGCGCCGTCTCGCCCGTCTCGAACGCCAACTTGGTGACGTATTCGATAAACTTGATGCGATCCTCACTCATCGCAGTCCTCCTATTTCCCGTATCGTTGCATGATAGCCACTTCCGCGTTCAGCGGTAGGCCAGCGGCCCAGAGCGGCGGTGTACACATGATCCTGACCAGCGCGGCGGCGGCGTCCTCGGCGGTGCTGGCGTCTGTCTCCAGCACGATTTCGTCGTGGACGTGCAGCACTACGTCAAACCCTTCGTCGGCCAGACGCCGCAGCGCGTGCCGCAGCAGATCATTGGCAATGGCCTGTGTGATGTTTTCGCAGGCCAGTCCGCGCCACAGGCGGGCGCGGGGCCATTCCTTTGCGTCAGCGGCGGGCTTCCACGCCGCCTTGGCGTATGTGATGTTGCCCTCCTCATCAAAGCGGGCGAACGGGTAGCATAGCACACGGCCTGACGGCAGTGCATACCAAAGATGCTGTTTGTCGTACAAATATGTCACGCGCCCGGCGCTGATCTCTTTGCCTGGGTGGCGCATGGCGCCGGTGTAGGCCCGCTCCAGCGCCGTCCAGTAGTTGACCGACCACGGGTTCGCCCGGCGCCAGCCATCCACCATCTTGCGGCTGTCGCTCTCGGTCAGGATGACGTTGTAGATGCGGCCCATGCTGGCAAACGCCCCCACACCGCCGGCGAAGCCGCAGGCCAACTCCTGCACCTTGCCGATCTGGCGCTGATCCTTGTCCACATCATCGTAGTGGACGTGGAAGGTTGCCGCGGCGTTGTGCTTGTACACGTCCTCGCCGCGCGCGAAGATGCCCAACTTCTCTGCGCCGCTGTTGGTGTTTGACGCCCAAGGCGTCACCCGCGCCTCGATGGCGGCCCAATCGGCCACCACCAGCCGCTTGCCTTCGGGTGCCATCAGCGCCGGGCGCAGCATCCCCTTCAGCACGTCCGTGATACGCTTGCCAAACTGCGGCACGATCTTGTGGCCGCGCACCATCGCCTGCCGTGCTAGTGCAGGGTCGTCGGCGCATCGTCGTGGGAAGTTGTGAACTTGTAGCCCAAATGATGAAGCGCGACCTGTAGCACTACCTCCAGCGAAAATGAACGCTCCTCTAACTCGTTGATCCTCATCGTCTGCAAGCGCAGCCGCCCGCGCAAACTTTGCAACTGACGACGCCCAGAGGTCATCCGCGCATTGGATAACTTCAGCGACGATGGCCGGTACTTCATCGGGGTTCTCCTCGGCCAGAGCCAACAGGTTGAAGCGGACGTTCTTGTCAATGGATAGCTTGGGTTCGCCGTCCTTGTAAACCGTCGCCAGTTTGAGCGCCTGCGGCCCGACGCGATCCAACACCCACGACCGCATCCTGGGGCTGCGGACGGACTTGATCTCGCCACCGGTGGCCTCTTCGACCGTCTGCTGGATGTCGGCGCTCTCGGCGTCGGAGTAGCGCACGGCAGCCTGCGCCAGCGGGCGATCCAGCAGGACGCCGCGGTCGTTGATGCGCTCGTTGACGTGGTAGTCGGCCAGTTCATCAGCGGACAGTTCGCGCTGCAACTGGCTGATGGCGCGCATGGCGCGCACGTCCTGTTCGCAGTAGGCAACCATCTCGGCCATCAGGTCGGGGTCGTCGCGGAAGGTGCCGTCCGCCTGCGGGATCGACAGCAGCCGGATCAGTTGCGCGCCGCGGTGATCCTTCTTCATGGACGCGCCAGCGAACCGGCCCACGTCTTCCAATTTGCCCGGCGCGCAGTTGGCGCGGGCTTGTGCTGCGGTGCAATAAAACTGCTCCAGCCCGTAGTCGATCTGTAGGACGTACCAGAAGATCAGACGCTCGAACGCGGCGCTGTGCGCCCTGATCTGGCCGGTGTGGTGGCGCACGTCAGCCGGGAACGGCTGGACAGGCATCCACGTCCGCACCGCGTCATCGTCGAAGGCGTAGGACATGCACAGCACGTCGGTGCTGGCGTCCTGCGCGTAGTTGTAGACGCCCTTGGCCGGCAGATCACAGCGGCTGCGCGTCTCGAAATCGAGCCATAGGATGCTCATCAGGATGCCTCACTTCATCCGCTACTAGCCGGGGCGGCCCAACCCGCCCCGGCGTTCGCTGCCCAGTTTAGACGCGGCGCCGGCGGCGCGGTGCGTCCTCAGTCGGGGCTTCCGCATCCTCGGCGTCTTCCTCCACCGCGGGCGCGTCCATGCCGACCCACTTCACAACGTCAAAGACCGGCGTGAAGATGCGTCCATAGGACTTGTGCTGGTAATGCTCCTTCTTCAGGCGGATCACCGGCACAGGCTTGGCCTGGTCTTTGTCCACCTGTTCGGCGATGGCCACGGCCAGCGCCTGCACGGCGCGCTTACCGCCGACGCTGGTCACGCTGTAGCGCGCCTGCATCCCTTCGTCCTCGCCGTTCGTGCAGGCCAGCGTCATGCCGATCTGCATTTCCCAGCCGCGCTTGGCACCGCCCGGGGCCGGATCAAGTTCCGGCAGCGGTTCGGCAACGCTGACCATCTTCTCGGCCAGCACTTCGCCGTCGCCCCAAGCGATGTAGCCGTGGACGAACGAGAACGGATTGACGGCCCACAGGCTGTCATCCTCGACCTCGGTCTGGTCAGCGCCAAACACCCAGTGGCCGGTCTTGTCCATCTTGAGGATGACCATGTTGCCGGGGCCAGCGGCGGATTCCAGCGACCGCAGAGCGGACGACAGAGAGGCAACGGACGGCAGATTGGAGCCGCCAAAAGCAGTGATATTCGACATTATCGTATCCTTCTTTCTTACTGGATTTTGGCCATCGCTTTTTTGAGCGTGTGGCCGATTTGCAACACCGCGGGCCGGGGGTCATTCCCCGGAGCCAGCGTGTTACCTGTGGAGACGGCGACCACTAGGTCAGCCGGCAATTCGATCTTCATCTTTTTCAGCGCCTTGTCGGCCACCGCGGGCGTGATGGCCTTCGGTTCGCCCCAAGCCTCAACGCCTACGCTAGACAGGAAGGCGACAGCCTTGTCTTCATCGGCCCACTGGCGGGTCGCGCGCTTCGGCACCAACTTCCAGTCACCCACGGGCTTGCCCTCAGTCAGCATCTGCTGCGCCAGCGCCTGCAAGCCAGAGATGAAGTCTTCGACCAGCGGCACCTGATCCAAATAGTGCGCGATCTGATCCACCGGCAGCGCGTCCAGCTTGGTCGCCAGCAGGCGATCCACGGCGCCGGTCATCACCGGGCAAACAGGCTTGGCAGCGCACCACTTGCAGTGGTCACCAGCGGCCAGCGGGGCGTCGGGCTTCAGCGCACGGGTGACGGCAGCCTTCAGGTCAGCCTCGAACGCCTTGATCCGTTCGACCGTAGTCACCCACCGCTTGACGCTGGGCGGCTGCACGATGATCAATTCAACTTCCTGCACGCCCTCGAACACCCACTTCGTGGCGTCCGTCCGCATCGCAGCGGCGGCGTAGAACATCAACTGCGCGTTTTCTTCTGCGCCCACAGGAATGCCGTCACCGAATTTCCAATCCAGCACAACAGCACGCCAACCAATGCGGCCCAGAAAATCAGTACTACCAAAAACGTCAGGCAGATAATCGCCAAACCCCACCCGGCTTTCGACAGCATATTCCATCCTTCCCTCGGGGTCGATCTGATCCAGCGCGGCCAGCGCCGGGCGCAGCTTGCGCTCGATCAGGTCATCATCCAGCGTAATGCCTTCATAGGTGCGCCCCAGATAGGCTTCTGGCGGGCGGTTCTTGTCCAGCACGTCCGCAATGGTGTCGTGCAGCAAGGTGCCTTCGTTGGCGTAGCTGCTGCTCGGCTGCGGTGGCATCTTGTCCACCAGCGCCACGCTGCCTGGGCAGGCGATGACGCGCTTGGCGGTCGATCCGCCGACGATCCTACTGTGTTGCATCGTTCACTGTCCTTTGTTTGGGTAGGTTATATGGCACGTCAAACTTTGTGCTGCAACGGTCATTCGCTCGCCTCCACCATCTTCAGCAAATCCTCTGCCGCCACGTTCAGCGCATACTCGAAGGCGCGCGCGGCGTTATCGTAGGCAATCTTTGCCTCGAAGGAATATTTAGCCGCGAGCGTGTCAGCGGCATCTTGGCGGGCTTGCCGCAGCTTCAGCAAATTATCGACCGTCATGCGTTGTTCCTCTCTAGGTTGGCGGCTGACCGGGCGTTGCCGTTGGCGCGGGCCTGTTCATAGATGGGTCGGCGGTGTTTGCGTAGCGCCTCGCTGAAACGGTACACGCTCCCCCAGCCGTAGTCATGGGCAAGCTCTGTCAGCGTCCGGTTGCTGATGTCACGATCGGCAGCGGGCAGCGTAGGCGCGGTGCCTGGCGGGCGTGGCGGATTGTTCGTGCGGCCCTTGGGCGCCGCTTCCTTGGCCATGCGGGCATCTACAGACGCCACTTGCGACAGGTGCGCGCGTATGCGCTCGTTCGCATAGATGCGTTCCTTGCGCCCGTCTGGATACAGCCACCAGAACACGCGGTTATGGATGACGGCCTTGCGGGCGGTCATGACAGCAACCCCCTGGCCTCTACAGCGCGCCGCAGGTGGTGCGGGGCATAGCCCCATCGCCGGGTGCAATCGCCATACTCGCGGCACAGGGCGCCGATGCGCTCGTCTAGGTCGCGCATGGCCCCGTATAGCCTGTCATGCTCTGCAAGCGCCGTAGCGGCGTCCTGCAAGATGTCGCGTTCCTGGCGCGGTGGTGCGGTTATCGTGGTCATTTGTCATCCTCTATCAGTAAGGCCAGCGCCAACAGCGCCAGCGCGATCACAAGGCCGCCCATGCTATGCGCCAGCGTCATCGTGGGCGGCTTGGAGAGCATCGTATAGTCGCCAAAGCTTGGCTATGTCGGCCTGGGCCTCGGTTAGCCGTTCGGCTAGCACCAAGGCTAATTCGCTGTCATGCTTTGCAGCGTCCAACAGCGCCAGCGTGGGCATGGTGCGAAGATAGTTTCGGTCATTCAGTTTCATGGTGTCGGTTCCTTTCCTGTCAGTTGCTCGATCATGGCGGCAATGCGCCCATAGCCTTCGGCTAGTTGCTCTTTGCGGCGTTCATCGCTGGCGCTGTCGCACCATTGCGCCTCACTGTAATGGGCGGCCTCTGCCTCGCGGTAGATGCGCGCGGCGTTGGCAGGGCCGTGCGTGGCGATGGCCTTCACGGCGATAGCGTGGGTTGTGTCGCTCATGTTAGTGTCCCTTCGTGTAGTGTTCAGAGGTCTGGGCAAAGGTCGCGGGCAACTTCGCCAGCATACCATTCGACGGCGAAACGGAGGCCAAGCAAAGTGGAGTCGGCGTCATCGCCGTTCATGCCCCGGTAATCCTCAAAGTCGAACGGGCCGCGCAGCAGCGCGGACAGAATTTCATCTGCGCCTGTTTCGGCACCGGTGGAGCAATCGCGGAACGTGTAGCGGCTACCCGTCGCGTCCCTGTATTCCTCAAACGCCATTGCGATGTTGCGGCGGTAACGGTGCGCCATGTCCAGCATGGGCGAGGTGTAGATCAAGTCAGACCACCATCCGGTATCCGTGCCGCGCAGGGCGTCAATGCAAGCGGAATGGGTTGATTCGGTAGTGCGGCGCTTGCCGCCGGCATAGTCGCGGGCAGATTGCAGCATGGTGCGGCGCACATATGATTTGAGACGGTTGGTCATGGTGTAGTTTCCTTTCGTGTAGTGGATTGTGTCAGGCGGCCAGCGCGCGCTGCAAGCGTTCGATAAGCAAGAGATGGCCTCTGGCGCTTTCCTGCCACTTGCGTTCGGAGATGCTGGCAGGGCGCGGCAGATCGGCAACTAAAGCCTGAAACGCTGTCTCGGACTGCAAGCGGGCTTGCCGGCTGTCACGGGTGGGATGCTTGGCAAACTCTTGGTCTGCCCATTTGACGGCTTGGCTCATGATAGTGTCCTTTCGTTTAGTTTATTGTGTGGTGGGCTGTCAGGCTGTTAGCCCCACGTGTCCAAGTGGTGGCGCTCGCCAAGAATATTGATGAGCCAATAAGAGCCGCGCATATCATTGTCGCGGCGCACAAAGCCGTTGCGGCGATATGAACGCAAACTGGCAGCGGCTTTTGCGCGGCTTACGAAACGTGTTTCGTTGCTGCCGTCAGGCGTGAACATGCAAAGGCGTTCGTTCATGATAGTGTCCCCTTAAATGATAGCGAGAATGGCAAGGCAGGCGAAAAGCGCCAGCATGGCGAGGGCGTCTGATTGCAGCGGCGTCATGCGATGCGCTCGATCTGGATGTTACGCATGTCGCCGGGCAGCAGCAGGCGGCAGCCGCGCGGCAAGTCGGCGATGACATCGCCAAGCTCACCGCCGTATTCGTCGGCGACATCGTCGGCGGCAACGTCTGTCAGGTCGGCCAGCACGGCGGCGACATCGGCGGCGGCGTAGGTGTCGCCGTGCAGCGGATGGTGACGGTCGTCATGATATGTGGTGATGGTGAACATGGTGTTAGGCTCCCTTCTGCTGCTGTTTCGGTTCCCAGATGACAACATAGCCGCCATCAACGGTGCGGTATGCGCCGCGCTTGGCAACGGCCAAGGCTACGGCGTCTTCCCATTTGCGGACTTTGACGGTGTACATGGCTCAGGCTCCCTTCAATTTGCGGCGGCATATGCGGCGGCAAGCTGCCAAGCCCGCGCGCGGGTCGCTGCTTTGACAACAGAACCGGCGCCCCATTGCACTAGCCACACGTCGGCATAGACTTGTTCGCATGTTGCGTCCGGCCAACGGCGCTTGACGCGATTGATGTTGTTACGAGTGGCGATAACGTCGCCGCGGTTTGCGTTAGTCACTGTCGTTTCCTTTCCTTTCGTGTTGATGCGCCCACCATATCAATGCCCATGCACCCTGCAACACATTTTTCTGCACTCTTACGCATTTGTAATGTTAGCCTGGCTTGCCAAGTATTGTGGCTGTTAGGCTGGTAGAGAGGGGCAATCCGCCAAGGCTTTTTGCGTGGGAATCCAAGAGGCTGGGAGGCTGTTAGGCTATATGGGTTGTGTGTTTGATACTGTATTAGAAATATAACACACATATATGGTATTATAATACCGCTGTAACGCTGGCGCGTGGTGGCTGCGCACCCCTCGCGTTTCGTCCGCGATTTTCCGGGCGTGACAATCTGACAATTCCGCCCAGAAACCGACCTGGTTCGCGCCTGGCGCCACCTCTTTGGCGCGATTGTCACGCAAGCCCGTTCATGTTGGCCCAACCAAAACGCGAAACCTAAACCGCCAATGCCACACAATGACCGCGCAAGCTGGCGCGCCAGCCAGTTGGATTGTCGGCGCCCAAACCGCCCAGCCGGGGAAATGACCGCGCCAATCTGCTGCGACATGTAGCCGCAGGCTGTGGCTGAAAGCTGGCGGAGGGGGGGGTGGGGGCCGGCGGGCGCGTGGCTGTCACGGGCAGCGTCCGCAAACAATTTTTTAAAATTTTTTTATGTAAAAACGCAACACAGTTTAGTGCAGCCTTGCCCGCGCCACCCGCGTCATCTATTATGGTGCCATGACCTTCTATTCCCTGCCGTTCGCACCCGACCGTCCAGAGGCCACCGAAGCGCGTCTGGAAGCGATCTACGAAGCCGCGCGTTATGGCCTGAAGGGCGACAGCCTGGCGTTGGCCGCCGGGCTGACGCCCGTGCAGTACCGGCGGCTGGCGGAGTTCGACGCGCTAGTCGAGATTGCGGAAATGAAAGGCCGCGCTGACGGCGAACTGTCCGCCGCCAAGACGATGTACAACGCTGCGGCGTCGGGCGACGCCAGAGCCGCGCTGGACATCCTCAAGCACAACCACGGCTGGGTGGCCAAGCAGCAGATCGACGTGAACATCGACCAGCAGATCAGCATCACCGCGGCGCTGGAAAAAGCGCAGAGCCGTGTCATAGAGGGGCTGTACACCGAACTGCCCCGCATAGAGGACAACAACAGTGCAGCAGCCAATCTACTCAGCGCAGGACGAGATGGCTCTGATGAGCCGGCTGTGGTCGCCGAGTATCAAGGATGACCCGCTGGCGTTCGTGCTGCTGACCTACCCGTGGGGTGAGCCGGGTACGCCGCTGGAACACTTCCAAGGCCCGCGCAAATGGCAGCGCGCGGTGCTGGCCGACATCCGCGACCACATCAAGGACAACAACGGCAAGGTGGACTACGACACCTTCCGCAAGGCGGTGGCGTCAGGCCGCGGGATCGGCAAGTCGGCGCTGGTCAGTTGGCTGGTGCATTGGATGCTGTCCACCCGCATCGGCTCGACGACCATCGTGTCGGCTAACAGCGAGGCGCAGCTACGGTCGGTAACCTGGGCCGAGATCACCAAGTGGCTGGCAATGGCCATGAACAGCCACTGGTTCGAGATCGCCGCCACGCGCATCATGCCGGCCAAGTGGATCACGGAACTGGTCGAGCGTGACCTGAAGAAAGGCACACGCTACTGGGCCGTCGAGGGCCGGCTGTGGTCGGAGGAGAACCCAGACGCCTACGCCGGGGTTCACAATTGGGACGGCGTGATGCTGATCTTCGACGAAGCGTCCGGTATCCCCGACAGCATCTGGTCAGTCAGTGACGGCTTCTTCACGGAGAACACGCCGCACCGCTTTCATGTCGCGTTCTCCAACCCGCGGCGCAACACCGGCTACTTCTACGAGACGTTCAACAGCAAGCGCAGCTTCTGGCGCACGCGCAACATCGACGCGCGCGAGGTCGAGGGAACCGACAAGAACCTGTACCAGCGCATCATTGACGAGTACGGCGCCGACAGCTACCAGGCCAACGTGGAAGTCTATGGTCAGTTTCCATCGGAAGGCGACGACCAGTTCATCCCGGTCAATCTGGTGGACGACGCCATGAAGCGGCCCAAGCACAAGGACGAGTCTGCGCCGATTACCATCGGCGTTGATCCGGCGCGGTTCGGTAGCGACGCTACCGTGATCGCGGTGCGGCAGGGACGCGATCTGGTCGCCATCAAGCGGCTGCGCGGAGCAGACACGATGGAAGTGGTCGGCCACGTCATCGACGCCATCGAGGAGTACAAGCCTGCGCTGACGGTGATCGACGAAGGCGGCCTAGGTGCAGGCGTCGTGGATCGGCTGAAGGAGCAGCGGTACAAGGTGCGCGGCGTCAACTTCGGCAACAAGGCGCAGAAGCAACTCATGTACGGCAACAAGCGGGCCGAGATGTGGGGTGCGATGCGCGACTGGCTCAAGACCGCCAGCGTGCCGCCTGACCGCTTTCTGAAGTCTGACCTGATCGGGCCGAAGACGAAACCGGACAGCAAGGGGACGCTGTTCCTTGAGTCGAAGAAGGATATGCGCTCACGCGGGCTGGCGTCACCGGACGCTGCCGACGCCATCGCGGTGACGTTTGCGTTCTCGGTAGCGCACCGCGAAGGGCGCGTTGACAAGAAACGCATGGGCGGATATTCTTCCGGCGGCGTCTCTAATTCTTGGATGGGCAGTTGACCTGATGGCCGACAAGAAAAAGTCTGTTTCGTTGGCCGTGGGCCGCGGGGAAAAGTTGCCCGCGTCCAAGGGTGCGGGACTGACTGAGAAGGGTCGGGCCAAGTACAACCGCGAAACGGGGTCAAACCTGAAGCCGCCGGCGCCCAACCCCAAGACGAAAGCCGACGCAGGCCGTAAGGCCAGTTTTTGCGCGCGTATGGGCGCGGTTGCAGCCAAGGCTAAGGATGGCGAACGTGCCAAAGCCAGCCTTAAACGGTGGAAATGCTCATGAAGAAGCCTGGTCTGTATGCTAACATCAACGCCAAGAAGGAGCGGATTGCCGCTGGTTCTGGCGAAAAGATGCGTAAACCGGGCGCCAAGGGCGCCCCGACTGCAAAAGCGTTCAAAGACAGCGCCAAAACAGCCAAAAAGGGCAAATAATGCGCCGCATGACCCCCATGAAGACGCCGATGGGCCTGAAAATGCCCAAACCGAAGGCTGAGATGGACGCGATCCCGCTGGCGCGTAAGCCTGTGCCGACCGCTGGTGGCAAGGACATCATCAGCATCACCACGCGGATGCGTGAGACGCCCATGAAGAAGGGCAAATAAGATGCCTTTGGTCAAATCCACCGGCAAAGAGGCGTTCCGCAAGAACATCAAGGCGGAAGTGAAGGCTGGTAAGCCGGTCAAACAAGCTGTAGCTATCGCCTACAGCGTGAAGCGCGAAGCGGCCAAAAAGGGTAAGAAGTAAGCATATGGCCGACCCCACAGGCATACAGAAGGCGGGCCAGGTCGCCAACGTGGGGTCAAACCCTGAGAAGGTGCCTGCGCGCGACGAAGACAAGATGGCAACCATGCGCCACCGCCTGAAGATGGCGCAGTCGGCGTACTCGGACAGCCGTGAGGACGAACTGGACGATCTGCGGTTCATGGCCGGCAGCCCTGACAACCAGTGGCAGTGGCCCGCCGACGTGCTGGCGACCCGCGGGTCGGTGCAGGGCCAGACCATTAACGCCCGTCCGTGCCTGACCATCAACAAGCTGCCGCAGCACGTCCGTCAGGTGACGAACGAGCAGCGCCAGAACCGGCCCAGCGGCAAGGTCATCCCGGCGGATGACAACGCCGACGTGCAAGTGGCTGAGATTTTCAACGGCGTGGTACGGCACATTGAGTATATGTCCGACGCCGACGTGGCCTACGACACCGCCTGCGACAACCAGGTGACCTACGGCGAGGGCTACATCCGCCTGTTGACAGAATACTGCAACGACGAGACGTTCGATCAGGACATCCGCATCGGGCGCGTCCGCAACTCGTTTAGCGTCTACATGGACCCGACGATCCAAGACCCGTGCGGCGCCGACGCTGAGTGGTGCTTCATCACCGAAGACATCCTCAAAGAAGAATACGAGCGGATGTTCCCGGACGCGACGCCGATCAGCACGCTGTACAGCCAAGGCGTCGGCGATCAGGGCATTTCGTCGTGGCTTCAGGAAGACACGATCCGCATCGCGGAATATTTTTACAACACCTACGAAAAAGCCACGCTGCACCTGTACCCGGACAACCAGACTGCCTACCGCGGCACGCCGCAGGACAAGCAGCTTACGGCCATGTTCGGCAAGCCGATCCGCAGCCGCGAAGTTGACCGCAAGAAGGTCATGTGGATGAAGACCAACGGCTTTGACGTGCTGCAAGAGCGCGAATGGGCCGGCAAGTGGATTCCGGTCGTGCGCGTCATCGGCAACGAGTGGGAAGTTGACGGCCAGATGTACATCAGCGGCCTTGTGCGAAACGCCAAGGACGCCCAGCGCATGTACAACTACTGGACGAGCCAAGAAGCCGAGATGCTGGCGCTGGCGCCCAAGGCACCCTTCATTGGCTATGGCGGCCAGTTCGAAGGCTACGAAATGCAGTGGAAGACCGCAAATACGACCAATTGGCCGTATCTGGAGGTCAATCCCGACGTGACGGATGGAGCCGGGGCTGTCCTCCCCCTGCCCCAGCGCGCGCCTCCTCCGTTGCCCCAGACTGGCTTGATTCAGGCCAAGATGGGGGCTGCTGACGACATCAAGGGAACGACTGGCCAGTACGACGCCAGCCTTGGGATGCAGGGCAACGAACGCTCTGGTAAGGCCATCCTCGCCCGCGAGAAGCAGGGCGACGTTGGCACGTACCATTACGTGGACAACCTCGCTCGCGCGATCCGCCACATCACCCGGCAGATCGTGGACATGATCCCGAAGATTTACGACACGCAGCGCATCGCCCGCATCATCGGCGTTGATGGCGAAGTCGATATGGTCAAGTTCAACCCTTCGCAGGCTGAACCTGTCAAGGAAATCCGCGACCAGATGGGTGCGCTGATCGAGAAGGTCTACAACCCCAGCGTCGGCACCTACGACGTGATGGTCACGACCGGCCCAGGCTACATGACCAAGCGTCAGGAAGCCTTGGACGCCATGAGCCAGATTTTGCAATCCAACCCGCAGCTTTGGACTGTGGCAGGCGATCTGTTCATCAAGAACATGGATTGGCCGGGCGCGCAGGAGATGGCGGCGCGGTTCAAGAAGATTCTTGACCCGAAGGTTCTGTCCGAAGGTGATCAGTCGCCTGAGATGATGGCCGCCCAGCAGCAACTGGAGGCCATGACGCAAGAACTGAACCGCATGACCGACATTATCCAAAACGTGCAGGACAGCGTCGCCCAGCGCGAGGTGGACATCAAGGAATACAAGGCCCAAGTGGACGCCTACGACGCCGAGACGAAGCGAATCAGCGCCGTGCAGCAGGGTATGACGCCAGAACAGATTCAGGACATCGTCATGGGGACCATCGCCGCGGCGCTGGACACTGGCGACCTGATCGGCGGCGCGCCTCAGATGCGCGAGATGCCCGACATGGAGATGGAACAGCCAGAGATGGGCCAGATGCAGCCTGAGATGCCAGAGATGGGTGAAATGCAGCCCAAAATGCCGCCTGAAGGAATGATGGAATGAAGTGCGCGGACTTTGTAGGGATGTTGTTTTTGGCGCGGGATGTGACCCATTCCGCCCACCTGAACACGCGCAGCTATGCCAAGCACGTCGCGCTGAACGAGTTTTATGACGGCATCATCGACTTGGCGGACAAGTTTGCCGAAGCCTATCAGGGCAAGTACGGCCTGATCGGGCCTATCTCGCTGATGTCGGCCAAAAAGACCAACAACGTGGTCGAGTTTCTCGAAGGCCAGCTAGAAGACCTTGAGCAAATGCGCTATAAGGTGGTTGATAAGGAGTGTACCCCGCTCCAGAACATTATCGACGAGATTTTCGGGCTGTACTACACCACGTTGTATAAGCTGAAATTTCTGGCGTAAGGAACGATTATGGAACTGCTTAACCCTATGAGCAAGGCCGATTATCCGTCCTACTCGGTGGCATACACCGGGACGGCGGGTAACACGACTGCATGGCTGCCGGGGCCGCAAGGCGTTCTCGTCTGGTCGGACCAGGCGTGCTACATTGAGGTCGGCGTCGGCGCAACCGCCACTACCGCCAGCACCCCGATCCCAGCCTTCACTCCGATCCCGTTTGCCGTGCCGCTTAACACGTCGGGCGCGCCGTGGCGTGTCAGCGCGATCCAAGTGTCAACCGGCGGGACTGTGTATTGTAAGCCGCTTAACAAGAACTGATGCATGAGTTTTGGCGTCGCCTTTCGTAACAGCGTTGCCCTCGGTCTAGGGGGCATTATTGCGTTGTTTTCGGGCTACGGGCCGGACCAGGCGCAAGGCAACCTTGAAGCCGAAAACGGTGACAACCTCGTCCAAGAGGACGGCGGTTTGCTGCTCTTGGAGTAACACTAATGGCCGACAAAAAGATTTCTCAGCTTACCGCCGCAACGA